TTTTCAGCACCAAATGATATTTCTCCATTTCTGAACTGATATACGTTAATTTTTCCGCCTACCGTATTATGCCGGTACACCTTTACTTCTTGATTTTCAGCTATTAGTGTCATAGTTGTTTCTTTTAAAAATTACCACTGTTTTACCTGTTCTTTCAGTTCATCATACTTGCCATTGATAAGCAATTTAACTTCACGATGAAAGTTTATATCAGTCAAACGAAACTCTACTAAAAGCACGTTTATAAGCATCACCATTCTGATGAGCATTGATTAAGCGCATCATCTGTACATTATCCAAACCGTAACCGTTTTTGCGATTGAGATTCACAGCTCTTCTTTTATTGATTTCTCTTAGTTCTATTGTTGCCATAACTTTTGTATTTTGAGTTATTTATTCATTTAGAAATCACAAGACCAAGAATACTCTTTCTTCAGTTTATCCAGTGCCTTATCAGTTACATAATAGACATAACCACCACAGTTCGCACGGTTGATAGAGCGGCTTTCTTTCAATTCAACAGGCTTATTAAAGCTAATCGCACTTCTGTAACCACATGAGATAATAAGAAAATCCATATTCTTCTTATATGTATCTAATGATGTTTCTTTATACTCACCCCTTGCTTGGGCTTCTTGGGTCATTACTATTGTTGCTTTCATAATTCTTTTATTTATATGTTTATACTTTATTCATTTCTATATTACTTTGACTTTAATCACCACAATACTGACTACCCATGTAACCTTTGCTATTTGAATTATAGCAGTCAGACCAAGCAAGACTACCCTCGACATGAGAAGTACGTTCTACCGGCTTCTGATTAGCTAACATAGCCTTTACTTTAGCTTCTCTTTCTTCTGCGAACTTGATAGCATCTTTTGCCCAAGTCCAAGCGAGTTTCAGACATTCACCAAAGGTTCTACCCATTCTTGATTTACTATTGTAGAATCTATGAGCGTCTTTCATGATTTGGGATAAGTTGTAGCGTTTCATATCTTTATATATTTAGTATTTCGTTTACTTTGATGCGACAAATGTAAAGTATATAATCTACATAAACAATAAAACAAGTAAAGAATATACTATCCATTAACATTAATTAGTAAAGCGTTTACTATACACATGTCTTTATAATGTATATTTGCACCATATTTAAATACACGATTATGGAACATAGAATAAAAGAACTCATCAAAGAAAAAGGATATACTCAACAAGAGTTCGCTGATTTGTTAGGTATGTCAAGAGTTGGGCTTGCCCAAATAGTGAATGGAAAGCCCTCATATCCAACCCTTGAAAAAATTGCTACAGCTCTAAACGTTCCGATGTGGCAGCTCTTTGCATCACCGGATGAAGTCAAAGGAGAAGAAGACAAGAACACAATTACCTGTCCTAAATGTAAGACTAGGTTTAAGATGGAGGAATAAAAGTATGGATAAAATTGTAGTGTTATTTATTATTATTATAACTGCCATGACAATTTTGGCAATAGCTGCCATTATTATTCCTGCTATTTACACCTCAAGAGCAAAGGTTTTATTTAGAAAGAAAATGATACAAAAATGTAAAAGTGGTCACATCTATGATGAAGAAAGTATCTTATCTTTAATTAAATCTATAAATAGAGAATATGGAATTGACTACCCGGTAGAATATTACTTGGAAGATTTTCTAGGAATAATTGGAACGTTGGAAGAGTTCGATACCAGCTATTTTTCTGATGAAACTAACAATTTAATAAAAAAAATCCTTTGGGAACAAAGGTCAGAAAAACCTTTCATTGGAGTTGCAGAAGAAGAACAACGACTTTTGATTAATATCAATAATGCCACAAACACAAAAGATGTTGAGACTATCAAATATAATCTTCATGAATTGGGAAGTGTTCTAACTACTAAAAATAGAATATATACTCGTAGTGAAAACATCAATAAATGGTCTGTTCCTCTTGCCATCATTGGTATCATAATGACTCTATTTTTTGGTTATTTGAGCTTACAAGGTATCAATTATGATAAGATCAAAGAAATAAACACCAATGCCATCGAAGAAGTTATAGCAAGAAAAGATAGTATTAGGTAACCACCAAAGTTAATACAAATTGTCAAAACTATGTCCCTGGCAAGTCTATGATGGAGCATCCTGCCCATATTTAATATGTTAAATTTGGTCTTAGTTGATTACGAAATGATGGAGAAAAGCCGTTTTGAAAGTTCAATAATGAGCAAATCACAGGAAGAGATACAAAATCATGGGAAAAGGATTAGCAAAACGACATGGAGGTCTTTGTTTACTATTATCTCTATACATTGATAGTCACATTTGTTTTTGTAGTACAATTACTAAAACTCACATAATAAAGCCAGATTCCTCCGGCTTTTTCTTTACCCACCATTCAAACTTCACGGAGCCACAGTTTTGACTTGATTGAAAAAAAATCGTGATAGAAATCAAAGAAAAGTCAAGATAAGTTTGCTTTATGGTTAATATATGTATTACTTTGTCTCATTATTAACTAACAAATTTATAATTATGAAGAAAATACTTTTCATGTTAGTCGCACTCTTGTGCTTATCAGCTAATGCACAAGAAAAAAAGGAAGAAGAATCCTCTAAAAGTAAAACTGTGGAGCTTTTAAAAAAAGATGGTGTTCTTCTCAAAAAGGATTTCTATGATATTGGCAAGGTAGCAGGTGCGACTTTTCAAAATATAGTTATTACTGACATTTCGACTGGCCAAAAAACAGGAGCACTGCGTATTGAAACCTCATACTATTCTTCTTTAGGAACAGACACATATATCGGAACGTTAGATTATGATGAGTTGGCAGGTTGCATTAAGTCACTGTCTTATATCAAAGATAACATAATCACAACAATGCCAGAGAATTACGTTGAATGCGAATATAAGACTAAAGATGGGGTTAGCCTTGGAGCATATTTAAGCTCAACAAAAAAAGAAAAAATATGGAAGATATATATACGGACAAAAAGTTATACAAACAGGTCACAAGAATTCATGAAATCAGAAAATATTATTGAGATTATATCTTTATTAAATCAATCAATGGAAAATTTAAAAAGCCATCTATAAAATAAACAACAGAAGTCGGAGCAATAAACTCCGGCTTTCTAATTGATTAGCCCTTTGGATTTTAAACGATTTATTATCTCGGTGTAAAGATACTCTATATCTCCGCTGAAATCCCCATAGTTTTGATAGAGAAACACGACATCAGCGCAATTGTCGGAAATTGTGCTCTTAGACTGAATACCCAATACTCTTGACATCTCCTCACGTAATCCAGCAGTCATTTTCCCACCAGCAAGTGAACTGGGAGAAAATAGATACAGAATAATGAATATGAATTTCTTCCGTTGGGTAACACTGTCAATATCTGCTGGGCATCCCCTCTCATTCAACAACCCAATGAATATCTTATAAATTTCATAGATAAGGCTTTTGTCTTTCAAAATCGGTGAGGTCAAAACGTTTTCTTCCTCTGATAATTCAGATTTCTCAATGCGAATCTTTTTAAGACGAATTATTTTATTAAAATCCAATTCCATAGCACGATTATTTAAAAAGTAAATAGTATATTTGCATCATAATCGTGTAAGATTTGGGGAGGATAATATTAGATGTTGGTCGTGCGGCATTAATACTATCCTCTTTTCTATTTATATCTCCATTCAAAACCTTTTGATATTCTTCTTTGCTTGCCATTACAACATCTTCCTTTTTGTTCTTGTTATAAATTAGTGTAAACACCTTCATCACAATTCTCAATCCGTGACTGGCATTCACTTATTACTTCCTTTAAAATCTCCGCACACTCTTCATTTGAGTAACCTTGCAGCAGTTCATCAATATGCTGCATGATGTCATTTGTTTCCATACGCTTTCTTTGCCATTTTATTGATTAACTTTATTGTCTTATCGCTCAAATTGCCACTAGTCGTTGTAATATGCTGAATGGACTTGTGTAATTGGATTTTGCTCATATCTTTATTGTTATTCGCTAAATACTTGGCCCAATACATCTAAATGCTTGTTTTTTTAACAGCTCCTTCATTACTCTATTGTTATATTACCCATATCAATATCTGAATTTTGTAAAATGAATAATTGCCATAGGTTGATTCAGATCATAGCCATTAAACCATTCAATCCAATTTTCAGGCGATAGTCCGTCATTATTGGCAAGTTCCTCTGTTAGTGGTATGTTTATACCATTTTCAATTTTGAAATGTGACAACGCCCCGCAAAACGCTAATTTCTGTATGCCTACACCGTTATCCGATGTCAGCTTTACAACTTCAATCTGTGGGCTACGGTAAGGCTTTCCAGTCCACTGCCGGACGGAAAGAACAGCTAGCCCGGCTTGAACCTCTTTAATGCGCTTCTCCCACATTGGGTAATTGGCTCGTATGGTGTGAAGTTTCGGACGTAAACAGGCTCTTATACAACTGTTGCATCGGGAAATTTCTTCCCCCGATAAATCCTGTTCCACTTCACAATCAGGGCAGCATTGCCCCAAAAGAAACTCATATTTGAAATTCGTCTCGTTCCCTGATTGACTATGTCCTACCGGGAAAAACTGTGAGATTGTGATTACATAAGTTTTCATTTCTAAATTGTTTTACTCTATTCTATTTAAAATCTCTTTCTGTATAACCTCTTTCGCGTTAAAGTGAAAGAGTCCTTTTTTCAACCGTCTAACATCCTGCATCGGCATTTCATTTATGTAGAAGTAAAAAGCTTCATACGGATCACTGAAATTTCTTGCAAGCGCATTATTAGGCTTGTTGTTCATGTATCGTTCAACGGCGACAATCATACGCTTTGCATAGCCAGGAAACATCTTAAACTCCGTCTGCATCTGCTTGCATCCTGCAAGGGGACAACCAACACAACCATGACGGGAAAGATTATAGGGTGCATCGTAGTACTTGGAATACGGAAGACCGTATTTAAGAATGTAGTTCCAAACGTCACTTTCCGACCAGTTTAGAATCGGTAGAATGTGTTTCGCTCCTTTCATCCACTTACGCGCATCGCATTGTTCTGGTTCATATAATGCCCTCGATTGGCTTTCTTCTGCCCTCATTCCCTCGATTGTACGCTGACCGATACCGTATTGTTCCTTCAACTTTTCACAGCAAAAACGCCTCATTCTGCCGGGCAAACCTTTAGTTTCTATCAACTGAAAAAAAGATTGCTTCGGTTGAAGTATCCGAACCTGTGAATAATTCTTCTTTATAAAACTGATTGTGCCAGGTGGATCAACCGTTGTATTTGCGTAAGAAGCATTATACTTTATGCCGGAACGTTCTGCAAGGTCGAGAATTACAACGCTATCTTTGCCACCGGAAAAGCCTAAACACATCGGATCGTCACGTTCCATACTACGGAGGAAATCGATTGATTGCTGTATTTTCTTTTCTAAAGTCATATATTTAAATTATATTTTTATATTTGTAGGACTAAAATAAAATCCAATAAAATGTACGCTATTATCACACAAAATGATCGATCTGCATGGAAAGACAAAACAGGAGAATTGTATCATCATCCTAAACGCTATCTAAAACTGTTAAAGCCTGGTACTAAAATCATCTACTACAAAGGTCGTTTACAGGAGAAAAAATATGGAAAGTTTCGTCCTACTGTAAAACCGTATTATTTCGGTATAGGAGAAATAGGCAATCAATATATCGACCCTGAATCAACTAAAAATGACTATTACTCTGAAATAATAAACTACCAAGCATTCGACATACCTATTTTTATAAAGGATCATAACGGACAATATTTAGAAGAAATTCCAGATTCACGTAAAAGCAATTATTGGAGAGATGCTGTACGTATCATAACCAAAGAGGTATATGATAAAATATTGTCATTATCCAATATCAATTACAACATAGATAACGTTGAAACAGAATTCACAACTACCATTACTGAAGGCAAAACGAAAAAGATTTATTCAACCAAATATGAAAGAAATCCAAAGTTACGCCAACAAGCCTTAGACATTCATGGTTATTCATGCTCTATATGTGGATTCAATTTCCTTGAAAGATATGGTGAAATTGGACGTGGTTTTATTCATGTACATCATGTTAATCCACTCTCCCAGACAGGTGAACAAATTGTTGATCCGAAAACTGATCTAGTTCCTGTATGTCCCAATTGTCACAGTATGATTCATAGGGATAAAAATCACATTCTAACAATTGAAGAATTGAAACTAATATTCAATATGAATTGAAAAGTAGATTAGCTATATTTGCACCGTTATACGTTAATTGGTAGTTTCATAAAGCACATCCACATAGTCTTGCCATGTCTTCCGGTGGTGTGACCGAACAACGGCTGCCGTCCGATGGCTTTCAACACTTCTCTAACCGTTATCTGGTCTTCATTCCATTTGAAAATGAGAACGCCGTAATCTTCAAGTACTCGAAAGCATTCATCAATTCCTTTTTTTATCACCCTTGGCCAATCTTCGGGAAGTTTACCGTACTTCTTGACCAACCAACTATTTTTGCCAGCCTTTAGAAGATGGGGAGGGTCAAAGACTACCAGCTTAAAGGATTCATCCAAGAATGGCATATCGGTAAAGTCAGATACAATATCCGGATGAACTTTCAGACTTCGACCATCACAAAGAGTATGCTCTTCGTCTCTGATGTCAGCATACAAGGCCAAAGGATTATTCTTATCGAACCAGAACATTCGGCTACCGCAACAGGCGTCTAATATGATTTTCATTTCACTCATTATTTCTTAGTTATGAATTAAGTTTCTCAATAAATTCATTAAGTCGTTTTGCTGAATAATCAGTGCCACCAATAATAAAGTAACCATCTGTTGCAAATTTGAATGCCTCAATAGCTTTATTATTTTGCCAATCCACACCAGCAATGAAGGCTTCTTCCATATCACTGGTATTGATATCATCGTTAATCATTCTTTTGGTCTTTTGCACATAATCTCGTGCAGCTTTTTGTTTTTTTCTCATATTGGTACTGATTTGAACCATACGGCAGACATTCAACCACCGCATGGCAATGTAATTACTCTACTATCATCCAGTCGTTGGCAAGCATATCCGTCTGTGATGCAAGCCAACCGTTTACAACTGTTCCATCAGCAGCTTTCATACATAAGTATGCAGTAAATTTGATTTTATCAGCTTCGGAATCTCCGTAATTATCGGATACCCATCTTTTGAATGATTCAGGTAATGATTTAACCTGATTTACGATCATATTAGTAGGCAAGCTATCTTCCGGACGTTGAAAAATAAACATGCCTTTTCCGTTTCATCCTTGCCGAGTAACAAGTCTTCCTCTTTGAATGGAATTAAGAGCTTGACCGAAAGAGCCAACCTCACCGATTGTTAATTCTTCGTTTTCCGAAGCGCCTATGACATAGGCCGTTTCAACCTCACCTTTGGTATAGTTGCCACTCTGATTACATAACTTTGCTGAATATTCAGCTGATTTTTCATCTAATGTTTTCATCTTAATCTATATTTTTCGTTAAACATTGAATCTGCTTCTTGAAACTGTTTCGTAAAGCGGTTCTCTTTATATTTTCTCGGCGAAGCACATCCCACTATCAAAGCGAGAATAGCACATATTAATAGTATTTTCTTCATTCCTTATCAAGTTATGATTAAAATGGTAAATCATCTTTTGTATCATATTTATCCAAAAACGCCTGCGCATCCTTTACTTGCCTACCTGTATATTCATCAGGACTATTCACTATACGCAAGCTGTTTTCATACTCCTGAATGCCAGCAGCTAGGAAGTCTTTACTGTCTACAAACTGCTTTGCCTTTTCAAGTACATCGACGGCTTTCTCACCGTCACCGACTTCCAACTCAATACCAACTACTTCATTCTGGTAATTGCCAAGATTGAAACATTTTTGATAATAAATCTTTGTTGCTTTCATTTTCTTTATTCTATTAGTTTATAATGCTAATTTTGGTTCTCGCATAACGTTTGATACACGTTCACAGGCTGTATTGTAATGCTTTCCTAAATTCTCAAAGCCAATAAAATGTCTATTAGTATTTATACAGGCTACCGCAGTGGTACCACTTCCTATGCAATTATCCAGGACGGTTTCACCATCATTAGTGTAGGTTATAACCAAGTACTCCAAAAGTTTCAGCGGCTTTTGATTAGGATGAAGTGAGGAGTTCTGTGTATCTGTTTTGAAGACTTGTATACTACGCGGATACCTTTCTGTTGAATCATAGTAGTAATCTTGATTCATTGTCCCATACACTTCCGTCTGACATTTTTTTGATCTGAAAGTTTTCTTTCTTTCATGGGAGAATGTCTTTTGAGGATTATAAGTACATTGTTTTTTATAAAATACACTTATAAGTTCATGATTCCGCATTGGTTGTTTTTTGGCATTAAGAAAGCCAACCCCTTTCACTTTATCCCATACCCAGTCATATTTATACCACTCAATATTACTTAGCCTTAAATAGCTGGAAAAAGGTTCTGCACCAAACAATACAATAGCCCCATTGTCTTTAATGATACGTTTATATTGCTCCCATAGAGGTTCGAAAGGTATTATCACATCCCAACTACATTGTGTGGCTCCATACGGTAGATCGCATATTATAGCATCAATGCTTTTATCAGGAATACGTTTCATTCCTTCAAGACAGTCTTCATTATAGATTTTATCTATCATAACTATTTTGGGGTATTATCAAAGACATGCGCAAACACGCTCTTTTCATCCGACAGCTCCAGACCGAGCTGTGATGGAAAACACTTGATGTAATTGTAGAATTCAAAGATTTTCTTGTCATCATCTCCGCACCGATCTACTAACAATCGGATGAAGGCAAGAAGACAATCAGAGTCATTGCCAAAATTCTCCTGTGTGGAGAATTGAGTTTTATCTACGTCCTGTTTTAATTTCCGGATCGCTGCTATCGCTGTATTGAAGTTACGTTTTGCATCGTAACGTAGTTCGTAGCCTTGTTTTCCCATTTCGCTTCTCAAATCATATAGAAGCGTTTCAACTACATCAACCAGTACATACGTCAGGTTGAGAGTAGTATTAAGATTTGTTGTTCCTATTAGCATGATTTATAATACATTTTTCAATTCCACTTATGCGCCATGACTTTCTCAATGGCTGCTTTTTTTTTGAATACAATTGGCATCCCTTACACATAGACTTTAAGTGACGACCGTCATAATGAATACCGTTACAGATTAATGAATAGCCTTGAAGTTTCATTGGATAGTTTATCTTCTTGATTTTCCTTTAATTTCAATTACATTGAACATCTCTTTCACGCGGTCAGCGATGTAATCACCATATTTGCTTTCGAACTCTATATCTGGATTGAGATTAGTTGTAGCAAGTGTTATAAACTCACGCCTAACTTCATAGCGAAGTTGGAGGATAATCTGTACTACATTGATTCCGGTACCATAGTGTTTTGCATCCATTGGCTCACGTCCTAGTTCGTCAATTGCTAAATGACACATGCAATTTCGATCAGTATATTGAGCCATACCACTCATACCTTTTTCGGCATATAGTAAAGCTATCTCTGCCGCACTGGTAAGTTTGAACCCCATTACATTATCAGCTCCGTAACAATATTGATTTATCTTTCCGTAGTAACGTTGAAGCCCCTTTAGTAATGCAGATTTTCCTACTCCAATAGGTCCCCAGAATAATAACCCCTTGTTTGGATCGAATAAACCGTGTTTACCCCAAACCCATTTGTATAGTTCGGATAACAGGACCTTGTTTCTATCATCAACCACAAACAAGGGTTCTGCCTCCTGCATGGATTCTATGAGTTTGATCTTCCAGAATCTATCAGTTTCAGATTCCTTCCAGTCAATAGGATTTCCTTTAATGTGAAACCTAGTCGAAGGAGATTGATTTGATTCCTGCTGACTTAGGGATATCGCTGGAATCAGTTCCCCGATTTTGTTGATTGTTTCCATACTTTTGTTTTAACCATTCTTGATAATCACGTTCAGTTCCCGTAAATACAACCCCGGTCCAATTAGATTCAATTGCTCTTTCAATCTGTCGGATGGCGAATTCTTCTTCAAACTTCGATAGCTTATCTAGCGAAAGCTGAAGTGCGAGATTGAGTTTCTTCTTCCACTTAGGACTTTGCCGAAGTGTTTCCCATGCTGACATAAATGCAATCGAAGAGAATGGATAAACTAATGGTTTAGAATCTCCTTCTTCTTTCCTTGACTTTTTAGGCTTTTCGGGTGGGGGGCTCTCGTGCGTATGCGCGAGACTCTCTCTGTTTATAGTTTGAATTCTCTTATAAGGTGGGATTGGCGTTTCATCTGGAAATATTCCAGTTGATAATACAGTAGAACTTTTTTTATCTACTGGAAATATTCCAGCTAAAAGTAAAGTTGATAGTCTAGGAGAAAATATATTTATTGGTTCAGTTACCGTGCCTCCTTCTGCTGTAATATCACCTGTATTATCAACTGTAATATTTCCAGTTGATAATACAGGTAAAAATGAATAACAACACCCTATTCGCTTGTCCTTACAAGACTTAAAATAAATCAACCCGGCATCACATAATAGCTGTCTTGATTTTATGAGGGTCTTTTCCGTTATATTCAAGTTAAAGCATAATTGAATGTTCTTCACCTCAAATGTCTCTCTCCAACCCTTGTCGTTGCAGATAGCCACAAGCTCGTGATAGAGGGCTTGGTCAGTCGCTGTAAGGTAGGTGTCAGCACGTACTTTCCTTAGTTTGGATGTTAATTGATAGCTGTTCATTTCGCTTTAAAATAGATGCACATTACTTTTCTTACATTACAATTAGGTTGAGGTACATAGGTCTTAGTAGCCGGACAAAGATAGTTGTAGGAATCATGAGGAATACCGTGAACACACTTTGTACAATCCGGGAACCGTATGATTTTCGGAGGTGGTGATTTCTTTGCCATAATTAAAACCTTATGTTAGTTAATTGTCTACCTTTAGAAAAAACTGCCCATTTGCCGTTACCACCGTCAACAAGCCGTAAATCAGACACCTCACCGAATCGCTTGATATTGCCACATAAATCGACAAACCACCCAGTTTCTTTTGACGGGTGTGGACGTATTGCCCGACCTACTATCTGATAATACATTGCAAGTGACATCGTAGGGCGTGCCATGACGATAGTATCAAGCTCTGGATAATCAAATCCGGTAGTAAGTACTCCAACATTGGCAACTACCGGTATTTCTCCGGCTTTAAACTGCCTGAGTATCATTTCACGGGTGGACTTTGGAGTATCACCGGAAACAATTGCACAACCAGGTATCGACATCGTTAACCGTTCAGCTTCTTTCAGAAACCGGGTGAAGACTAAGATACCTTTCCTCTTTCCTCCTTGTATTGGATTCATCAGCCGTTGAACGATGTGGACCAGATATCCGTAGAAGTCGATTCGTTCGTATTCTCGTTGAACTGACTTATCGGTATAGTCGGCACCAGTGGTATTCGTTTTCAAGTTTAATTCGTTCCAGCCGATAGGATTCATTGGGTAGTAGTTCAGCTTTGCCAAGTAACCCATATCCAACAGAGTAGATACCTGAACATGGTAAATGACATCATAGAAGATATGAGGCTTTGTCCGGGTGATGAACTTCAACATAGAACCGAAATCACGACTGGACGACAAACGGTAAGGGGTTGCTGTTAGCCCAAGAACCTTACAGTTTAAGATAGATAGAAAGTCCTTGTACATTCCCTCTTTAGGATTAACTAAGTGGCATTCATCTATTATTATGTTCTTGAAATGGTTGAATAGTTCGGGATGTCCTTTTACTGATCCGATAGTGGCGAACGTTATTCTTGAAATCTCTTTTGAATTGAACGATGCTGAATAAATAGAGCAATCAAGAATACCGTATGAGCATAGCTTTTTGAAGTTCTGTTCCAATATTTCTTTCGACGGCTGAAACACCAAGGTGTGACCGTCAAGCCGTGACGCAATATCAGCTATTATGAGGGACTTGCCACTTCCGGTAGGCAACACCATGATAGCGTTGGTTTTCTTCTTTGTGTCTTGAAAGAAGGTTGCTGCAGCATCAGAGGCTTTCTGCTGGTAATCACGTAAGACAAAACTCATATTCCTTTCTCCTTTCGTAATTTCTTATTAAGTGCTTTGTAATACTTGACTAGCTGCTCATACTCGAAGTCTGAGAACTTGCGACTGATAGCCTGTTTGGATTCAAGCAGGACAACTCTTTGTTCGCCATACTTGGCAATCAAGCCTTTTCGGTAGTTCTGAATGTTACCCTCCATGAAACGATTGCAGTGCCTACATTGAGCGTTACAGTTCATTTCATCGAAACGGGTGTTCATGTGTTGTCGGTTTATGTAATGCCCGTTATCAGCTTGTTCAAAGAGTTTTATTTGACCGCACGAGATACATTTGAAATATCCGTTCGGCATTGCATCACGAAGCCGGATGAAAAGAGAAAACTCTTTGTCAAGTTTCGCTTTTAAATCCGGCTTCCTCTTTACTGTTACTCCTGCTTTATCAAACAGAGGTAAAGGCTTGTCTTTCTTTTTAGCCTTAGTTCGTTTTATGTAGTACATACTTTATGATTTACCAAATTAAAAGCCCCGAAGCGTATTCTCCGAGGCACAACCATTATCCACTAACCCTTGCCATTGATGTGTGGCTCACATTATTCCATCGGGCACACTATCTGCATGCGCATTACAGAAATATCCATTTGCAACTGAATACTTTCATGTTCTCTTTCCAACATAGTTTTGTGGAAATGGATGGATTTGAACCACCGACCTCCGCTTGTGGTGCTCTCCCATTAAGCTAAGAATCAACTTGAGAGAATCGAACTCTCAACCTTCCACCACACACGGCGCTCTATCCACTGAGCTACATTCCCTTGTTTGCCCATCATATCTTCACAGACCGGACGGACAGGTTAACAAAGTTATTTCGTCTCAACGTAAGCCATTGAAAACTCTTGAGGAATGAATCGACCGACAGGGATAGGTTTAGCAGATTCAACCATAGCGTGAATTTCCTCTTTGTCATATTCGCGTCCGGCTATTCTTGCTTCTTCCTCTCTTTTATCTTGCTCTTTTTTCAAGTAGTCTGTAATCAGCATCATAGCTCTATCAACGTTGAAGGTGTGGACTACAAACGTATAAGTTGACTCTCTGCCGCCATTTCCAAAAACGATTCTTGATTCAATCTGGTAGAACTTCTTTTCATCCGGCTTTTCATCTTCTTCATTGTCACCTTCTACGCTCAATTCGCTTTCTTCCCAATCGAGTGGCAAAGTATCAAGTTTGCGTTCTTTCAATGTGTCGGTAAGAATAATGCAAGAATCAAACTCTTTCACCATCACAATGGTAAAGCCGAATGAGTAATTAAGTTCTATGTAGTCTTTGAGGATAAGTAAGGCAGAATCAAGCGTACTTGCATAGAATAGAAACTTATGCTTTTTATCTTTGATTTCTGCTTGGGCAATATACGGATGAAGGTAGGTGCTTGGCTGTTCTTGAGCGATACGCTTTTGGTTACTTACTTCGACTTCTGTAATACCGTCAGCTTCCATGCTAAAACGAATCTGCGCCAATCGGTCTTGGTCGATTAAATCGCCGCGCTCAAAAAGAATTTCGTTACGTTCTATACTAACTGTCTCTCCGGTGTCTTCATCTACAAAATCTTCTATCCATGTTTTCAGGACACGTTTTGCAAGATACATATTGAGCATCTTGCGAGGGTCGGATGTTACATACCGTTCCTCGGTTTTTCTTGTTTCTATCATACTACTTGTACTTCTTAATTGTGGATAAGATATCATCTATTGGCAGAGCTAAAGCCGTTTTTCCTTCTTCTTCATACTCTGCCATGAACTCGTATGCATCCGGGAAGTTCTCTTTAACCCGCTTGAAGGTTCGGAGAGACAGAAGCGCAGACACAACTGAATTAAACATCTTGTCTTTTTCGTTCTTCGCTTTCTCTATCTTCATTCTTAGCTTTTCTATCTGCTCAATAGTAGAAGCATCTGAACTGACATGAGGATACCAATTTGTAGGAGCAGGGAAATAAGAAGTATCATCAATCCTTACTTCATGGGAGCCATCATGTAGGGTAACGCAATGAGCTGTTTGAAAATACTTTTTATACCTGCTATAGCAATCGGCTATTTCCTTTGGAATCGACTTGCTAATAGCTTCATCAGCAATACTAACTCTTTCTTTTATAAGAGCGTTTATCTTCTCTGTAATCGGAAGCACCATCTTTGTAGCAACTTCTTCCGCTAATGCTTTTGTAATGTTCATAATTAAATAAATTCTTTATTACGTTCTATTTCTTGCTGGGCGTATATCAACATCTGTTGCTCATTGGCAGCAGGTAGGTATATGCTTGCGACTGATATACTCCAATTTCTAAAGCGGTCAATAGAGAGTGTCATTTCACCTGTTGATAGTTCAGCAGAACTACGCAGGTAGGTTACTTCCTTTCCAACCTTATTGACTGTCTTTCGTTCAAATAAATCACGGTTGCAAGTCCTCTTGTAGAAGTCTACTTTGGCTTCATCGAGGCTGCAACCGTATTCACTACCAAAATACCCTAAGAGTAAGTGCAAATAGCTATTCTGTGCCAGTGTACGATTAGGTAGCTTCTTTTTCACCTCGACTACCGCACGCTCGGAAAATAGCTTATTTACATACTCCTTGAATTTTGGTATGTCGTATTCGTTTTTAAGATTGAACAACATCTAACCCAAAGATTTTCTGATCGGTGATTAACTCTTTGTTTTCTTCCAGGAACCGGATAAACTCTTCACAATGATTAGTGAGAATCGGTATATCACGTTCTGGATTAAACACATAGGTTTCAGTATAAGTGCCTACTGGGTAACCGACTTTATTGAACTCTACAATATTGTACTCAAATGTTCGTATGTCGTTACCGTTTTGCATTAAAGCGTAGGGATAAACAAGATGCTGAAAGTGATTCTTGAACTTTCCAACACTGTAACTGCCGGTAGTCTTGATGTCATGAACGGTGGTAGGCATTAGTTCGTCAATGAAGCCGTAGACGAGAACATTACCGTAAGTAGTAGGTAGGATTGCTTCTACTCTTTGTTGAGTCAATGCACCTTTGAAGTAGTTGGCAAACTCAGTACATAGCGATACAGGGAAAGTAAATGTGCGGTTGTTATAGATAGCACGATACCACATATTGCTATTATCGTCTGTTACACGTTCTACCTCTATGTCTTTAGGTTTCCGGTTCTCTATGAGAGCATCTACCAGTTCATTAAAGCAAGTGCCTTTGTCTGCTGCTTCGCTATCGAACGGCTTGCGGTTGATCCGGTCTATCAGTTCATGAAACTGCAACTCGTGAAATTCTTCAGGAGCATGGGGAGGATTTTCACTCCATCCCCAGTACTTTTCCCAAACAATATCACTATTCAAATACCCCAAAAAAGAATCAAGGATAGTGGCATAGAAACGATACTTAGGCTGCTGGTTCATACTTCTTATCAGCGTTAAGTTTCAGATTAAGAGCCTTTGCCTTACTGTTTATGAGTTGAGCTGCCATAGCCTTAGAACTACCTACGTGATCGAAGCTGTCAATCTGGGCAATAAAGTTGTTTGCGGATTCAGCATCAGTAATAAGCTCTATCTGCTCTTTGATCTCTTCAATTACCTTTTCGTACTTCTCGGTTTCAGCTTTCTTTGCTGCCAACATAGTAAGATAAGGATTAATAACCCGTGAAGCTATGTAATCATTCTTTGCTATTGGTTTACCGCTCGCATCTATGATGGTAGGTACTTCCATAACAGAGGGAAGGTTACAAGTATTCTTACCATCATTTCTACTTGTCGGATCGAAAGTAATAGTACGTCTTTGGCGCCCATTCTCACTTTTCATCTCAAGATAGCCAAGCAAATCAAGCTCAGTAACAATTGAATTGTAAGACTTTTCACGCAAAGCAGGGATAAATACTGTATCATCACCCTCTTTGCGAGTATCACGGTGAGCGACAAAAATCACATTTTTATTGAGCGAAGAGAGAGTTCTTGTCATCCAAGAAAATTCAGCGTTGATACCTCCCCAATCTCTAATACTTGGCTGACGTGTACCACATTTATAAGTAATAATAAAGTCCATCATTTTACCGATGGTATCTATAACAATTGTCTGATAGCCGGATAAATCTTCTTGCAACACTTGTTGTACGTCATTCCAAGAAGTTATCTGAACTGTGTCAATACCATCTAAATGTGCCATATTTACACGCTTTACACCGTTGTCGAAGTCCAACAATAAGGGCTTTGGTGCACTGAGGGCGACTGTTGTTTTACCCATACCTGCTTGACCGTACAACATCATCTTGATTGTCGTAGGTATTACTAATTCGTTTGCTTTCTTAATCAAGCTCATAATCGTTATTATTAAAAGGGTTAATAAATTATTTATATTCACTAATAATCTCTCTGACTTCAGCATTTGCCAAAGGAGAGAGATTCTTTGTCACATTACACTTTAAGGCTGCCGCTTCAAGCTCAAGTACAGATAGACGGCATTTTGAATTATTACCCTTTCCATAGTCTTTGTTTCTTTTCACTACACCAGCCTTAATCCATTCTTTGACCACTACTTCTCCGTACTTTCGTCCAGCTTCTCTTAGGGAGATGTATTTTGGTTCTTCGCCAAGTTCTATGCTTTTTTTCTTTTCTCCAATTTTAGAGACTCCATCTATAAGACGATCCAACACCTCACTTTGAATTGCATATATCATGTTTCTAACCTCCTTATTCTTTCAATTTGTTCAACTCTTGATCTTCTAGATCTTCTCATATCACCCTGTTCGTGGTAAAGTGATAGAGAGAACACACATAGTAGACAACAGGCAACCACCGCACGACCAACCGGAGAAAAGTCCATCGTGAACTTTGTACCAGTTATTCGCTCGCAAAGCATTGTAGCCAGTTCCCTGCCGTTTCTCACATGAAGGATGGTAAAAGCCATTTGCAGTTGATTATTTATTGTGCTAATTGCCCTGCATTTCATTGAAGCTATTTCCTTTTTTTCATACCCTTGTGCGTACATTCGTGCTGTAATCTCGCATTCAGGGGTAAGCTCTGTTAATACTCGTTCCATAATCGTGTAAGTTGAGTATTAGTAATTCCGGACTACGTCAATATATCCGGCTTCCCTGTTTGATATTACCGAGTATAAGAACTGTTCTTTTTCGATTATCCGGTCAATTCTTGCTAAGCGGTTAAGGTCCGCTGTACATCTGCGAAGCTGAACGAGTAACATATCACTAAAATCATAGCGTACATAATCCTCTTTCTTTTTTAGCTTCTTCTTGATTTGCTTTCTTTCTTCTAATTCCTTTGCCATAATAATTAAATTATTGATTAGTAAATAGTGGATGATAGAGGAATCGAACCTCTCTCAATCGTGATAATTGGTTGCGCAACATGAAACTTTAACCGATAAGCTAATCATCCAATTAAAAAAGGCATACTATCTTCGCAGACCGTACACCTGTACAACACAAACACAAAATAAAACACGATAAAACAATAGTTTATATAGTTCTTTCTTTTAAATTCTTATCTTTGTAATAATGCATGCGCGAGCATTTGATTTATCGCTTGAAAATTGCCGCTTTTCTAAGGTGAGTGCAGCGGCATTCACCTTTTTATTCCTTTCTTTCTTCTACTAGTTAATTACATTCCACTCACTTTCCATTATCACAGACCCACACTTATTACAGCTATGCAAGAAGGTTGGAAACGGTTCGGTAGTATAGTCTTCGACTGCTATTTCAATACTTCCACACTCTGGGCATTCAATCTTTACTTCCTTGATACCGAGGTAATCCCAAAAGGATAGCTTACCTTTAGCCGGTATTGGTTCAGGAAATAAGATGGGATTAGTCAATACCCAATTATACACACCTTTATCCGCCCAAATGGATGGATGGTTTTGCACACAGTCTACAATCTCCACACTACCGATGATGGAGCCAAAAGGAAGATCGTTGAAACATATACGACTCATAGGTGTATTAAGCACCTTTAATCTTTGATTTGGCTGTAAGCATCCAAACTTGGCAATATCACCCTTTGCGCTTGAATGTATCAGCACACGTCCACGGAAATTTGTTTGCCAGCTCCGGTTCTCAATATTCTTGATACCGTGGACTATCAAAGAAGCCCACGGTTGCTTTATTGTTATTGCTTTCATTTCTTGTTGGATTTACACAAACCTTGAATATCTTTCAAAGATTTGCAAGTTTTAATACATATCTTACCTTCTTAATATCAAGATCGGCCAACTAATTCGCCATAAGCTATTCTAACGAAAAAAAAGCAACCGATACATATAATACCTATTATGGTAACAGACATAGATTTCATTGGGCTATATGTAGTTATTGCCCCATATAGCATACCAATAGCGCATATAGCTAAAAGTATGGATAAAACAAACTGGATTAGTTTCATATTCAATCCTCCTTTTCTACTTTAAAGCCCTTATCTTCGAGATAGCTAATTATAGTATCTTCACTTATTTGATTTAAAACTTCCGTTTCATCCATTTCAGAAACCAAACTAGATGTACCGAAATACTCCACACAATCAGATGCATTTACAAGTGATAGCAAGCTATCAGCATCTACTTTTGAATAATAATGTGACATAATCGTATAATTTAAAATTTGCGCCCGTATACTAATCCGATTAGACCATCACGGGACGGGATTAACCGCCACACGAGCTATATAGACCTGTTAGCGTAGTAGCCGCCTGAACTATATATACTTCCATATAAATCCATAAGCCGTTCTCCTATGACCATCACAACATTTTTTTATAGTACTATAATCGTAATTATTGTTATCACAAGCATCACTTATACAATTATATTTTATAGAGGATTTCATATCAATAGTAAATTTTACTATTGGGATATATTTCCTATTATGCCTTTGTTTTTTCTTATTTGCTTCTGTCAATCTCGTTTTTGTAATATGATTATTCATATTTTCTTTATGAGTAACCCATCTTAAATTGATAATTTCATTATTCTCTTTATCCGAATTAATATGGTCTACTTCCTTTTTATTGTAAGGGTTAGCTAAAAAAGCATTAGCGACTAGTCTGTGAATATATCTATGGTATTTGTTTCCATTTCTACTTAACAGTACATATAAATACCCATTTCGATTTTTTCTCATTTTCAAAATTTTACCCTTAAAGCTTGCATATTTAGAATCATCAAAAGATTTCCGATTTATAGACCTAACTCTTCCTAAATTGGATACTTGATATTCTTTTTCAAATTCATTTATGTCTTTCCAAATTTCCGTCATAGTAGTATGTTTTCGTGCTCATAGAGTAATTCGATTACTTGCATCACGCATAACTATGAGCTTATTAATAGCGTACGGACGCCTACCCCGTTTTCTTACTGATAAAGACGCTTTTTTCGGACTATCATAATTTTTATAAACCTTTCTACCCATTTGTAGCATGGCTACCACATAAGTGATATTCCCTATTTTCAATACTTCGTTGTATGTTCACGAGCTTACGGGTTATAGTTTTAGCCGCCTCATGCTTCACAATTTGCAGATCACCTGCTTTCAAAGAGCTAATCAATAGCACCCTACCCGATTCTCGCTATCGGCTGCCGTTCAATCCGTCAGTAGGGTAAATAGTTATGCGTATCGGCTCAATCCTTGAACTATACAGAGGGCATCATAATCCATTTCATTATCCTCACCTGCATCAGGTCCCATGATTGCTTTGTAAGTCTCGATTTCATCTTGTATCACTTCGATGATGTCAGCCTTACAATCTACGTTGAAAACTCTACAAGCTGTTGCTTCGTCCATATTCTGAACATTATCCAAATCTCTGTACAAGGCATTCAAACCTTGTTCTAATTCGTAGCGTGTCATAGTCGTAATTTTAAGCGATTGATAATAAGTTAGCTTTCTTATAGCATCTGAACTCACCAACTTCTGTATCATAGTAAGTCTGAACGGTATCATTCTTTGCTCTCTTATCAGTACCAGTGATAGCAGGCATCAATTTCTCGCAAAGTGTGCCGTATGCTTCACGTACAGAACCGTCTACTTTTTGATAGTAGAACTTCACAATACGTTGCTTCATTTCAGATTTCAGTTTCAAATTAGCCCATGCAGTTTTTAATGCTTCGCTCATTGAAAAACCGTTCTTCTTCACCATCTGCCAGGCAAGAGACATTACCTCTTTCACCTGATTTTTAAAGTTCGTGCTCATAATCGTGTATTTTAATATGTATGTACTATTTGATATATCATTTAATCTTCGTTTCTTTGTATCAGATTAATTTGATAGTGCAAATATACTATCTTCTTGCAATATATCGCTAAATATCGCAATAAAATATTGCTATATTGACAATATTTAACATTATGGATAAAATTAATATCGCAAGTTTAAGAAAATCTCTGAAACTTAGACAAAAGGATTTTGGTGAAAAAATCGGTATCAAACAAGCCTATTTGTCAGAAATAGAAAGTGGCAAAAAGCCTCTAACAGAAGAGTTATATAATAATATTATAGAAGTATTTGGTATGGATAAAGTCTCTGAATACTTTATCAACACAGACAATAGCGATATTATCGCAAATAGCAATACAAACGAAGCAATTCCAATAAACCAAAACTACATTATAAACGTACCCCTAGTGAACCAATACGCACAAGCAGGATATTTATGCGGCTATGAAGATGCCACATATATGGCAACTTTACCTACTATACCTTTTATAGTAGATCATGAGGCCCAAGGAAATTATGTCGCCTTTGAAGTAAAAGGTGACAGCATGAATGACGGAACTGAAGACAGCTACCTGGAAGGCGATCGACTTCTTTGCCGGGAGATACAATCTCATTTATGGGTAACTTCCAAGTTACATATTAGAAAATGGGATTTCGTCATCGTTCACCAAGAAGGAATACTTGTCAAAAGAATAATAGACCATAATGTAGATAGCCATACAATTACAATACATTCTTTGAATGATATGTATCCAGATAGGGTTATTGATCTTACGGAAGTAAAACAGATTTTTAATGTGATCGAGTTACAAAGACCAAGACGAAGGTAATATTCAATTAATAGTAAACATTAGAAAAACTTCTCTATATAAAAACACTCAAAATAAAAAATTACTAGAGATAGAACACAATGGAAAACTTTACAATAAATTCGGTAAGAGATTTCATATCTATATTAGATGAAAGAAATATAAAACCTGATATTGATTTCTTTAGAGGTCATTCCGATATTAATTATAAACTCATACCTTCTATTGGTAGGCTTTTTCCAAAAGATTTAGAAAGGACCAAAGATTTTGAGCAAGACATGATGTCTGAATTTAGAAGAATGCATACTCTTCATGTAGATAGGTGTAATAATGAGTTTGAATTACTATTTTTAGCCCAACACCATGGATTACCCACGAGATTACTTGATTGGAGCTATAATCCATTAGTAGCTTTATATTTTGCTGTATGCAGTAACTATGATAAAGACGGATGTGTATATCAATATTTTCCCTCAAGAATGATCTTTGCAGACAATAGAAATCCTTATACTATTGAATCCAATTTTTTAATTAAACCTATTATAACAAATGAAAGATATAAAAACCAAAATAGCGTATTCATAATATATGCAAACCCGACAGAAGAGGAATCTGATGTTTATGCAAAGTATAGAATTCAAGCAGCATATAAGAAACATATTCTTATGAGTTTAAGAAAAATAGGAATAAGCCATAGTTTTATATATCCAACACTAGAAGGACTTTGCAAAGATATTAAACTAACAAAGTTAAATCTATGGAGAATATAAATCTATAATATTTATTAGACAACACTCGATCAATAAACAACAAAAGAAACTCATAACTATACATATAATCCCTTTTTTTTACAGAATAATAAACAAACCAAACGACCTACATGATGAGAAATATTTTACACTTAGTAATCGTCATTCTTTTAATAATTGGATGTAACACTGATAAAAACGATGATGAAATAAATACTTTCGAAATACTTACATTTGATAAACACGAACTAACAATCAATCCAAGCAGCCCTTATCAAACCATGTTTATAAATGCAACAGGGAAATTCAAGATTAAAGTAGAAGGAGTAAAAGATAACGACAGATGGTTATATTACACATTATCGGAAAACGAACTTACGATCAATGCATTATCTAACAATGATGAAGTTGTAAAATCAGCTCTCATCATTATTTATAATGAAGAGAATGCCATATCTGACACACTAAAGATAACTCAACCTATCTACGAAGAAAGAATTGCTCTTATAAAATTTTACAAAGCTCTCAATGGCGATGAATGGACAAAAAATGAAAACTGGTGCAGCGACAAACCAATAAGTGAATGGTATGGAATTAGAGCAATCAACGATGCATTTGTTAGCAGTATTTGGCTTCCTGGCGACGCTTATATAGAAGGAGAGCTACCGTCATGTATAACATCACTTAAAAACCTAAGAGAACTTTGTTTTGAAGGCACAAGAATGAGTGGAAAATTACCTAGCAATATTGGCGACCTCACGAAACTTCAACACATAGCAATTAAAAATTGTAACTTTTCAGGAACCATACCTGAATCTTTGAAGAATTGTAAAGAATTGGAAATTGTCGATCTCTCTCATAATAATTTTTCAGATGCTATTCCAGAGTTCTTCTTCCAATTACCTAGATTACATTCTATAGAGTTGAATCACAATAAATTTGAATCATTTAGTATGAATAGCAACCCAATAGAAGGAGATCTAGTCTACATGTCTATAGATAACAACGAAATATCTTCTTCTATTCCAGAAAACATATTTAAAATAAAAACTATGCAATTTATATATGCGAATGACAACAAAATTAGTGGAACAATCCCTGAGAGCATTGGAGATTCACGAAACCTTATGATATTAAGATTAGAAAACAATAACATTACAGGAAAACTCCCCGAAAGTATGGTAAATCTACAGTTATTAAATGATTTCAGTATTACTAACAATTATATAGATGTCAATAATACCGACTATTTAAAATCCAACTCCAACTACTCCAACTGGAGATTCGGAAATCAAAACAACAATATAAAACCAAATAATTAAAGTAAAACAATGAAAAATATTTTATTTTTAATGATGGCTGCACTAGTGATTATGGGATGCAGTAAAGATTCTACATTCACGGATGATAATGACGACAATAAAGAGATTCCGGAAGTGTCTGTAACAGTAGATGCATCTGATATAAAAGTTGTAAGCGCAACGCTAACAGGGAATGTAAATTCAACAGCACTTGAAGAAGATCGGTTAGGAGTAACCAATTATGGTTTCATCGTATCAAAGAATAGTAATCCAACCAAAGAAAACGGATGGGTTTTAAAAGGAAGCAATATTAAAGGCAATGAATTTTCAGTAATAGCTATGAATTTAGCTCCAACAGAACAATATTATTATGTATCATTCTTTTATGATGGTTCTAAATATTACTACGGAGAAGTTCTTTCTTTCTCAACCAAGAGTTTTAATATGGCTGATTTAAAAGCAAAGGCAAATACAGGTGAAACAGTTGCATCTTTAGAAGGCAAAATTGATTATGATAAAATTGGCTATTTCGATTCTCACAGATTGGGATTTAATATAATTGAAGCAGCCACTATTTATAGACACGAGACGGCTAGTGAAGGAGCAAATTGTACATATAATGCATATATCGATCATTTATCTGCTGAAACAGATTATGGTTACTATTTCTTTGTTGAATATATTGATAAAACTAATAAAAAACAGACACTTAAAGGAGAAAATTTGAATTTTCATACAATAAATTTAGAATTGGAAACAGGAATGGTAGATCTTGGTTTATCTGTCTTGTGGGCTGGAGCAAATCTAGGAGCGAGTTCCCCAGAAAGATATGGTGATTTTTTTGCGTGGGGAGAGACTGAAACCAAAGAGAATTTCGAATTATCTAATTATTTATATAAAGACGTTCTCATTGGTATTGAGACTGACCCTCATTGGCCTGGTGGAACTAAATTTTATAATATTTCAGGAACTAATTACGATGCGGCAAATAAAAAAATAGGAAATGGATGGAGGATGCCATCAGAGAAAGAATGTGATGAATTAGCCGATAATTGCGAATGGAAATACATGGCATATAAAAAAACATGGGGATTTCTTGTCACAGGAAGTAATGGTAACCGCATATTTCTTCCTGCTGGTGGAAAAAAATATAATGGTAAGCATGAAAATACAACTAACTATTGTTATGTATGGTCGGGGGATTGTTCAACGAGCAAACATTCAGAAACAGGGAAAATATGCGATGTTTTTAGTGCTTCATATACTATTATAGGTTTAAGCAAAGGAACCAATGAAGGAATCGAAGCATATTTGGGACTTAATATACGTCCTGTAAAAAATAAAAATTAATCATATTATTAACATTTCAATTCTACCTTAAAAAATTGCAATTGCATAGTAGATCATATACAAGCCGGATTAACCTCCGGCTTTCTCTTTCTCTTCCTACCTACCAAAGATTAAATCAAGGACCTTCCGATTCGCCCGATCAATAATAGACCAATCCTTTTTGATATAAATATCCGTAACCTTTCTTTCTGAATTTACATGATTTAAACAAGAAGCGACATCATCAACCGATATTCCACAATTATTCCGGGCTATTGTAGCCCAAGAATGCCTAGCCGAATAAAATGTTAGATCAGGAATCCCGACCGCCTTCCCAACCGTTTTTAAATGAAAGTTTATAAGTCTATTGAATTCTATATGACTTTTGTAGCGCATAAAGAAATTAAAAGCCCTATCACCTACTAAATCTTTATAGCGTTCAATATAAGGTAATAGCTCCGGTTCTTGCTTAATTGATATGAATGCCTTATCTTCCCTGCGTCCTTTGGTCTTTCTACGCTCATAATCAAAACGACCAAGATTAGGTTTGCCAAGATAATACATGTCAACAGTATTCATTCCAATCATCAAGAAAGACATAACAAAAACATCCCTTGCAATCATAGGGGCTATTTCATTCGTCTCAAATTCAATGATTGATCGAATCTGTTCAACGCTTAAAGCTTTTTTCGTAGTAGGGTTATTTTTGGGTATGGTGTATGCAGAAAAAGGAGAATTAGGAATTCGAATAAGATTTCGCTCCTCATCATTAAACTCTTTCTTTCCGTTTTGAAAAATAGTATGAAGTGTGGTTAAATACAGACACACCCCTGTATCTGTCATAACACCTCCATTTCTTGTCTTGTTTGACCGAAGCCATGCCTCGAATTGCTTCAGGTGGCTGCTGGTAAGATCGGTAAAGCTAAAATTCCTATCCCCTACAAAACTTTCAAACTTACTCATCGTTATTTTGTAGGTTGTACCAATTGAACGGCCCGCATCAATAGCCTTTTGCGCAAATGAATACCCATAATCAAATAGGTTTATTTTTGTATTTGATTTACCTTTTAGAAAATTGTCAATATATTCAGCAAGCTGCTTTGCATTATAGCTGTCAAGGTTTTCCATACGAGAGAATTCCTGTCTTATTCTAGCCTCTTCTATTACCAAAGAATCATAAATCGGATTATTCCTCTCTTTTAATTCAAAAGTCTTCTTGTTAATCATCTCCATCGAAACATAATGCCTAGTTGGGAGATAAGCGGATTGTCTATTTTGCGTAATCCTTAACTTTACATTCCAAGTATTATCGCTCTTCTTTTGATGCTTTAGAATCGTGTGATTTACTGTTGCCATAATCGTGTGTTTTACAAAATTAGAAATTTCACAATGCTGTTCTTTTTTCGTAAAACAGTTGTAAAACATCTCACGCCAAATATAGTCATAATTTGCTGAATATGAAAATCCGTGTAATATACAGAACCGCATCTGCAAGCGGTTATCATCTGTATATCACACGGATTCAATACTTTTCAGAAACTGATATTCCTTACTTATCCCAAGTAAGATTTGAGCAATTTACTACGATTACTTTGTCTAAGTCTTCTAATTGCTTTTTCTTTAATCTGACGAACGCGCTCACGTGTGAGGCCAAATTTATCGCCGATTTCTTCCAATGTCATTTCTTGCTGTCCGATACCGAAAAACATCTGAATGATTTCTTTTTCTCTATCGGTTAACGTAGAAAGAGCTCTATCAATTTCCCTCGCAAGAGACTCATTAACCAGAGAGCGGTCCGCCATTGGCGAATCATCGTTAACCAACACATCCAACAGGCTGTTATCCTCCCCTTCCACAAAAGGCGCATCCACCGAAATATGACGGCCGGATACCTTCAGCGTATCAGAGATTTTATCAACCGGAATTTCCAGTTCGTCTGCCAACTCCTCGGGAGACGGACGCCGCTCGTTTTCCTGTTCAAACTTCGAGAAGGCTTTGCTGATCTTATTCAGCGAACCTACCTGATTCAACGGGAGACGAACAATACGCGACTGCTCTGCCAA